GTTAGGTGTTGGATATAAGTATAATACAGGAGCATCTCTTTGTCTATCTAAAAACCATTGAGACGGTCTTGCCTTATCATCCTTATTTGGTATTTCCAAATAATCCTCACGACTAATTCTTGTAATGGTATGATCTGTTATATCTGTACCATTTGTTTCTCGTATGACAGCATCTAAAATATCAATAGTATCCGTATCCAATGTATAACTTGCTGTTCCATCCGTTAAAGTCTGTGATACTTCATCGACAGCCCATAACAGAATACCTCTGTTAATCCAATCCTTGCAAATTAAATTTAAAGATCGTCTTGCACTTTTTTGCTCATTTCCCGTTTGTGGATTACCTCCAACACGTTCCAATGCCTCGTCAATTATTTCATCAACCTGTAAAGTCCAAGATGTAGTTCCTGAAAGAGCCATGTATTATCCTAATTAATATACTTTATTAAATTCAGCCACAACCGTGTACATATTTCCATCGTCAGCCTGACTCGGAACAACCAAGTTAACATCATATTCATTTGAGTTTGATGTTGTATTGGGTTGTATTCCTCCAAAACTACGAAAATCCCAGTGACCTGTTCCAACTAAACCAAGCATTGGAATATCAGCATCTGAATCTTCATAATCTAAACGAGCATGAGTATCTCCACCATCTCCTGTATCACAGGCAAACCAAACTTGTTGTAAGTTTACATATGCCGCAGATGTACCGTCACCCCTCGCTGTCAAGGCAGAAACATCAGCAAAAACTGTTGTACTACCAGTGCCATCTGATTCAACCACTAATTTGTATACGATTTTTTTGTCAGATTCAAAAAGCGTTGTTGGGCCTGTTACTGTATCAGCCATTTATTTCCTCCTATAAAAAGGCTAGGGCTTTTACACCCTAGCCGTTATTGTTTATTCAAATATCAGTCTGCTTATTGCCTCAAACTGAACATTCAAGACTGCCGCTGCCGCATCGCAATTTTCAATTCCAATGTATGGAATTAAATCAACATCATCGGTTATAGCCGCTGACTTGGTAGTTCCCTTTGTTACAGCAGTACCACCCGTGCTACCAGATGTGCTGGTAACATTATATTGTTCACCATCAACAAAAATAGATACTTTTCTATCACTATCAAATTTAATTTTCAAATGATAATTTGTACTTGCCGCAACAGTAATTGGTAATTGGCTGATATAATCAGTGCCACCAATACTATGCACAAAATGTAATTTGGTAAAGTCTGTAAATGACTGACCGGCATTATCCGCATCAGTACCGAAAGTAAAAAACGCTTGTTCAGTATCGGTTGCGAGTTCCACAACATTGGTTTTTTTCAATCCCGCCCAAATCCATTGGTTGTCGATTGCGGAACTTGTTCTAATTCCACATTCCCAGTGAACCTGATTTTCAGTGCCCCACTTTACCCCAGACCAAGCTCCTTGCTTGGAGTCCAAGTGTGGTGCTACAATCATTCGGTCTTGGTCTGCTGTCGCTGTTGTCATAGCCATACCTGCAACGGTAGCACTATAAGTAGCGAGAGCTGATGTGTGGTTAGTTCCTAATATTTCAAATTGCCTGCTTACAGGTGTGTTCGTAGATTCAGTAGTTGAAGCCAAATCTCCATTAATACCGGGTAGAAGATCAAAATACTCCTCCAAGTAGTATCGTCTAGTGTCCTTGATTCCTAAGTCGTGGACTGTTCTTTCTGATATTAAACCAGAAGTAGTATTCTTGCTAATTAACTTAAATCCATTTTCCGACCTTACTGGGCCGGTAAAAGATGTTTTAGCCATTTTAAATTCCTCGTAGTTAAATCATACCATCGCTTCTACGATTGTCTGCTAGGGCAGTTGGCATGATTATTTTATCCTAGTTCCATAGATTAGAATGATTCTAAATCTATAAGATAAAGGGGGGAAATCCCCCCTTTATTCGTACTCTCTACGCTCCCGGTGATCCAAAAACGGATCTCCAGTCAGACCATCCGAAAGAATATCTTTCAGAAGCCTTGAAACGCATGTTTCCTGTTTCAAAATCTGGTTCCATTGCAGTCTTTAACGGTCGTCTTTGGAACATTTTAAGTCCCGAACCGCCAAGATCTGTGAGAATGAACCAAGCATCGGTATCAGTTAAATAGTGATTCACAGTATAACCTTCTGGGAATATATTCATTGATCTCATTGCATTGATATCATTGTCAGCAGTACCAACTCTAAGTTCACTCTTCAGGATTCTTTGTGCTACGAAAGCAGAATCTTTTGGAATGACCAATTTTCTAGGTTGTACTGCCACAGGAATATTTCTGTCGTCAACAAATCCGCCTATAGAAATACAGGCAGATTCTAGGGATGATTCAGATAAATCAGCCGCAGTTGATGGCTCGTTAGCTAGGTCTCCAGCTTCAAGTGAAGGGTGATCAGTAGTAAGTAATGCTTTCGCATCGCCACCCGGATAACTTGAACTGAATCCGTTGTTAAGGACGTTAGCCCCTTTAACTTGCTTAGTATAAGCCATTGAACGAGCAAGAGCCGCAGTATATCTTTTTGATAGCGTATCGTAAAGATTATCTTCAACCGCTTCTTCAGTGATTGAAAACGCCAATGCGATAGTTTCATGAGTGTAACGAGCAGTCCATAATTCAGATGAAGTGTCATAACTTACAGCACTTCCTTCTGCTTTTGAAACTGCACCTTTAAACCCAGTGAGCAAAACTTCTTCTTCAAAAGCTCTTGAAGAGTTTTCTGCTGTAAAGATTTGTGCGTGTTCTTGTTCCCAACGACTGTATTCTAAACCAAAAAGGGCGTGTAAGCCCGGTTCTAGCTCTTTTGCCAGTTGTGAACGTGATATAGCCATATATTATACTCCCGGAGTTCCATCTGCATCGCCACGAACAGTGTGTACGTTCAATTCGTGTTCAACGATTAGAACTTCCTGTTCAGTGTTCGCACCCCAAGAATTCTTTGGATCGGCAGTTATACCGAGAATTCTCAAGTTAGCAGGCCCAGTACCAATGTCACTTGTGTCAAGCTCCATTTTGGATTGACCAGTAGTGGTCGATCCAGCAGTAGCTAAGACATTAGCAAGGTTTCCTACTTGTGTGAATGCATCAGTTCCATCTCCTTGGATCGCAAAGATAATTTGCGGATCGTCATAGACGTAAGCTGTTGCGTCAGCAGATCCCAGAGTAGTAGTACTAGCAGGCCAATATTTTACGAATTTTGGTGTACCATCTGAGGCAGTATATGAAGCTCCAGCAAAAACACCGAGAAGTCTGTTACCAGCAGCAGCTACATCAATATAGCCAGTGCTCAGTAACTTAACGAAATCCCCAGTGAAAATTGCAGTTGAACTACCAGAAGCTATTTTCCATTCTCTAGCCCTGATAACACCACCTGTCAAATGACGTACCGGTTTAGCACCATTTGGTGCGTCAACATTTGCCATTTAATTCTCCTATTTAGGATAATTAATCCGTAACTACAAAAGTAGCCTTATGCTATTCATCAAACTGGGGCTTTTTACGCCCGTGTGATATATCGGAAGATCGTTGTTGGTTTATAGGCATTGAAGGATGTTGTTCTTTCAAAAGACTTTCATCTACAGCCCTTTGCTGATTTCTTGTACGGGTATTTACCCATTCATTTCTTGAATCAACGAGGTCTTTAGGAATCTTAGCTAAAACAACATCTCCGCTACCAATAACTCCAGCAAACTTTCCGCTTTCGTGTACGGCATAGGTTTCATCTGGATGCTCATCAGCACGAACAAATTCATAACCTTCACGTCTCCGTTTGGCTATGTTCCGTGGATCGTCCTCTCCAGCCGCTTGAACCCTTATCCATCTGTACTTAACGTCATCAGAATTGGGTGAGGGTGCATCCAGACTACTAGGAGGTACATAAGTTTTTTTGCGTTCCTTATGGGAACGAGTTGTTTGTTTAGTTTTCTTTGCAATCATCATTATTGCTCCTTTACAAACTTCGCATATTCATTAGTTGGCACACCTAACCTTTGAGCCATTGCGATTTGGCCCTCAGAAAGTCGAACTCTCTTAGATGTGGAACGGGTAGCACGGTTTACACCAGCTACAACTTGTCGAGGCTCGTCCCCTTCAAAATTGCTAGGGAAAGCACCTCTCATTCTGCGATCAATCTCTGCGTAATAAGCATCCGAGGTTGGATCATATCCTTCGTTCTTCAACTGGTTGTCTATACCATAGGCCGCACCCGTCATGGCTACGTCCTTTCCGAACCAAGTATTTTCTTGAGACCACCTCAAAGCCTTCGGATCAACTTGTGGTTTCGGTAAGTCCGTTGCTCTACCACTTGTTTGATCGCTTATGCTTTGTTCAATCGGTTTAGGAGAAGACTCAAGATTTTTAAGCTCATACTTCAGGTCAGCGATCTTTTCCGATACTTCAAGAAGTTTGTCGGAATCACCGCTTTCATAAGCAGTCTTATGATCAAGACGAGCCGTTGTCAAAGCATCTTCTGCTGATTTTTTCTTGGATTCATACAAATCCTCACGAGCTTTTTGAAAGTCAGGTTGCATCTTCTGCATTTCATCAGTCAAAGACTGATTAACAGTAAACAACT